CAGGTGGTATCGTTGGTAGTTGGGTAGAAGTTACTGCAATAGCGAGCGCTAAGTACTTTGTTAGAGGTAGTTTAATAGGATCAGGAACTATCGCAACACCGTTTGCTAACGCTTAATAAATAAAATGTGAGCTCCTTCGGGAGCTCACGACTAAGGAAATTAAATTATGAGCACATATCCAGTAGATATAAAATCGTACAACATTACTTCCGCGAACACCCATACTGTCTTTGATGGCCCTGGAAGAATTTTAGCTGTTTCGTTTGCACAACCTGCAAACGTAGCTGTAGGTACAATTACTTTATTAGATAATGCTGCAACAGTAGCGGTTATAGATACTCCTGCCACAAGTGATTCAACTAACCAAGCAGGCATATTTGGATATCTTCAGTTCCCTGGAACGGGATTATATTGTAAAACGAAGATTAAAGTAACTAATGTTGTTACAACGCATTTGACGGTTTATTACGGTTAGGAGGTAAACATTGCCTAACACTACTTCAAATAGTTACACATTTGGGAAAACTTTTACAATTGCCGATATTATTGAAGAAGCTTTTGAACGAGTAGGTTTTCCTAATGTTTCAGGCTATCAATTAAGAGCAGCAAGACGATCACTCAACATTCTTTTTCAAGAGTGGGGAAATCGAGGATTACATTATTGGGAAGTAGGAACTTTAAATCTTACTTTGACCCAGGGAGAGAAAGAATTTAATTTTTATAGATACCCTTCAGACATGCCTACAACGGGCGCTGCAGCTTTACAAAAATCTAATGGACTTGATACCACTCTAGACGGAGCAATTAGCAGTACCAGTGCTACAAGTGGAATCACTTTGGATTCTATTACTGGAATGAATAACCAAGGTACTATTAGAATTGGTACTGAAGATATAACCTATGTAGGTTTTAGTGGTAGTGAATTAACGGGTGTAACACGTGGAGCTCATAGTACAACAGCAGCAACCCATTCTGATGGCGCAGCGGTTACTAATTATGTTCCAGGTTTCTCGGATATAGAACAATGTTCATTACGAACAAATATGGCAGGGAACACTCAATCGGATGCGGCTTTAGGTAAAGTCGATCGTTCTACTTATTCAGGGTATGCCAATAAAGAATCCGAAGGCACCCCTAGTAATTATTGGGTTCAAAGATTTATCGATAGAGTGACGATGACTATTTATCCTACTCCCGATGCAAGTAATGCCGCTAAAAATTTACACATCTTTTTTGTTAAAAGAATTCAAGACGCAGGAACATATTCCAACGCGACTGATGTTCCTCATCGTTTTATTCCTTGTATGGTTTCGGGACTCGCTTATTATTTATCACAAAAATTTAGAATGGAAAAAACACAACCCTTTAAATTATTATATGAAGATGAATTGGCACGAGCTTTACAGGAGGATGGATCAGCAGCGAGTACGTATATAACACCGAAAGCTTATTATCCTAATATCTAATGCCAAAATATGCATCAGGAAAACATGCACTAGCTATTTCAGATCGTTCAGGTTTACAGTTTCCTTGGAGAGAAATGGTAACGGAATGGACTGGAGCTTTTGTTCATATGTCTGAATACGAACCTAAACAACCTCAACTCAGACCTAAAACTTTAAGCGCGGATTCTATATCTTTGAGTAAGGTAAGACCCGCTAGAACTGCTTTTCCCACACCGACTATTTTACCTAATAATCCTTTTACTACTGAAGTAGGAACTACTGTTACGGTTACTCAACCTGATCATAATTTTTCAAGTGGAGATGCAATAAGATTTAGAGACGTACAACAGGCTGTGGGGGGAGTTTCTATTACTACTTTAGAATTAGAAACTACTTTAAATGGAGCTATTACGGCCGCAGTCACATCTTTAACTTTAACAGATGCTTCGGCTTTCCCAAGTTCAGGATATATCTATGTTCAAACTCAACCTACTGCAGCTCAAACGAGAGCAGGGAAAAATGTTTTTACTCTTAGTGAAGTTATTAAGTATACAGGCAAGTCTACACATACTCTGACAGGTTTAACTCGAGGTTCTTCGGCGCCTCTTTATGGATTAACTCCTCAAGCTAGTACGGCAAATACTCATAATGATTTAGATAAAGTATTTGGATCTTACAGTATTACACCTATTGACATTACGATTAATTATCCAGGTCAACCTTCAACCAAAACCGTGAGCAATCAATATACTTTTGTATTGGCTTCAGCAGCGACAAGTGCTACAACAGCAGGAGGGTTTCCTTCTTTTGCAGGACCCGTAGGAGATAGACCATAATGGCATATACGTTCGCAAATTTAAAAACAGATTTAAGAAGCTACACGGAAGTAGATGATACCGTTTTAACGGATGCTATTTGTAGTACCATTACTAAAAACGCAGAAAACAGAATTTATAGAGAAGCAGATAATGATGATAATCGATTCTATGCTACTTCTACTTTAACCATTGGAAATCGGTATGTCACGGTTCCCAGTGACTTAAGAATTATTCGTTATGTTCAACTGGCTAATACTAATGTAAGTCCCACGGTTAATGTTTATTTGGAGAAAAAAGATACTTCTTATATGACTGAATACTATAATACCCCTTCAACAGCATCAGGATTACCTAAATACTATGGAAATTGGGATGCTACCTATTGGGTGGTATCTCCTACCCCCGATGCGGCGTATGAGATTACGATGGCTTATATTAAACAACCCTCAAGCATTACTGCTTCGGATTCGACAACAACTTATCTAAGCAACAAATATCAGGATTTACTTTTGTATGGTTCTTTGTTAGAAGCATATGGATACTTGAAAGGTCCACAAAATTTGATACAATATTATCAGCAGTCGTATCAACAGGCTTTACAATCGTACGCGATCGAACAACAAGGTCGAAGACGCAGGGACGAATACATGGACGGGGTTATTCGGACACCTCTTAAATCACCACCCCCAACACAAGATTAGGAATAAAATATGGCAAATATTATACCAGACGCGTTTAAATCAGAATTGTTATCAGGCACACATAACTTTGCAAGTGGAGGAGATTCCTTTAAAATTGCTTTATATGTAACAACCTTAGGTCCTCCCTATACAACTTCTTCAACTGTTTATAGTACGACCAACGAAGTGAGTTCTTCGGGCACTGCTTATCCAGCAGGAGGACAAGCATTAGATTCTCAAGCAGTAAGTATTCCAGGAAGTAACACCGCTGTCGTAGATTTTGCAAATGAAGTTTTTTCGAGTGTAACATTAACTTCATTAGGCGCGGCGATTTATAATTCTACTAATGGTAATAAACTTTGTTTAGTTATTGATTTTGGTGGAGATAAAGTTGCAACTTCGGGAGATTTTACAATTCAGTTTCCAGCAGCTACTGCTGGAGCGGCCATCATAAGGGTAGCATAATATGGCATTAGTAATAAATAATAGAGTAAGAGAAACAACTGCAACCACAGGTACGGGAGCCCAGACTCTGGCAGGAGCAGTCGATGGTTTTCAAACCTTCGCTGCTGGGATTGGAAATAGTAATACGACTTATTATGCCATTTCATTAAACACTGCGAATGAATGGGAAGTAGGACTAGGAACATTAAACTCCGATAGTTCAACATTAACTCGAACTACAGTTTTGGAAAGTTCCAATGGGGATGCAGCGGTCGATTTTTCTGCAGGATCAAAAGAAGTTTTTTGTACATTGCCTTCAGAAAAAGCAGTTTATTTAGACGCAAGTGATGATCAGGTAGGAGGCTTTGCTAGTCTTGTTGCTGATACCACACCACAATTAGGAGGAAATTTAGATGTCAATGGACAGGATATCGTTTCAACTTCCGATGCGGATATTGATATTATTCCAAATGGAACAGGTGATGTTAACCTTGGAGCAGATACCGTCCAAGTTGGTGATAATGACGCTGATGCAACCATCACTACTCAAGGTACTGGAGATTTAATTTTAAATACAAATAATGGAACTAATGCTGGAAACATAACATTATTAGATGGTGCAAATGGTAACATTAATTTAGCTCCCAATGGAACAGGAGAAATAGTTGTTGGGTCAGGATCCGCGGACGGAGATATTACCACTAGTGGCACATACGATTTAATTCTAGATACTTATGGGGGCACTAATGCGGGTAATATTACCTTAACCAATGGTGCAAATGGTGCAATTACTTTAACTCCAAATGGAACTGGAGTTGTAGCTATTGAGGGTTCAATGAACCCATCTGTATCTTCTACAGGCAAAACGTTAGTTATGGGATTTTAAGAGGAGGAAAACATGGCAAGTGAAGTATTAAGCGTAACACTTAAAGCTGGATTAACAAATGCAGAAAGTGTTTTGTTAAATGGAGTAAGTGGACACACTTATACTATTTTATCAATTACATTTTGTGAAACTGCTGGTGCAGCCGAAACTTTCGATTTATATATTGACGATGGTGGTGGCGGAACTGATTATGAAATCTATTCTGACCAAGCTCTAGGAGCTAACGAAACTTTTGTTCATAATGATAGACTCGTCTTAACAGATGAGGACCATCTATGTGCGGCAACTGCTTCATCAGCTGATGTTGATGTTGTAGTTAGCTATTTAGATCAGACTAGATAATTTTTATGAGTGGCATAATAGGAAGCAAACTCAATATCAGAGGTTCTGGACCTATTGCCAAACTTGGTACAGATGGTCAGGTCTTAACAAGTGCTGGTGCGGGAGTACAGGCAGCTTTTGAAGACCTTGCCGCGGGTACATCATGGCAATCGGTAGTAACGGCTTCAACTTTAACTGCGGTAGCTGGAAACGGATATTGGATTGATACAACATCCAATGCTTGCACCATTACTTTACCTGCTTCAGCAAGTCTTGGAGATACAATTATATTTGCCGACTATGCTAGAACTTGGGGAACCAACGCTATTACTTTAGATTCAAATGGTTTAAATTATCAAGGCGATTCAGATGCTTTTACTGTGGAATACACCACAGATGGTATAGCTCTTAGTATAACTTACATAGACGCAACACAAGGCTGGATTCCAACTATTGATAACGCTGTTGCTGATGTACCTTCTATAGGAAACACTGAAGGAATATTTGGTTATGGTGATGATGGTAATATTGTTTCAATGTCTAATAAAGTATCAAACACTGGAGTAGTAGCAACTGATGTTTCTGGAGTTGGAACAACTAGGTATCATTTAGCGGCATGTGAATACGGCGGCGATAAAGCACTATTCGGTTATGGTTTAAATTTGAATCCAGGAATAAATAATATGGCTGTGACCAATTTAGTATCAACCACTGGGGTAATATCAACAGATACAAGTGGAGTAGGAACAGCTAGACGTACTTTAGCGGCATGCTCATATGGTACTAATTTAGACAAAGGTATCTTTGGTTTTGGTTTTAATGGTGGTACTGTTTCAATGACCAATTTAGTATCAAATACTGGTGTTGTAGCAACCGATACGACTGGCGTTGGAACCGCTAGACATAGTTTAGCGGCATGTGAGTATGGTTTAGATAAAGGAATTTTTGGTTTTGGTAATGGTCCTGTTTCAACGACTAATTTAGTTTCAAACACAGGTGTTGTTGCAACTGATACGACTGGAGTTGGTACTGGTAAATTTTATTTAGGAGCATGTTCATATGGTGGTGACAAAGGAATATTTGGTTTTGGTTCTGATAGTAGTAGTTATACTTCACAGACGAATTTACTTTCTAATACTGGAGTGGTAGCGACAGACACAACAGGAGTAGGAACTGCTAGACAAAGAGTAGCAGCAACTCAATATGGTGGTGGCAAAGCATTATTTGGTTATGGCTATACTGGTAGCCCATCTTCACTAACGAATTTAGTATCTGGTACAGGAGTAGTTGCAGCTGACACAACTGGTGTTGGAACTGCTAGAGCTGGTCTAGCTGCATGTTCTTTCAATTAAAATGGAAAAATTATGAGTGGAATAACAGGAAGTAGATTAAAT